TGTCAGTGGTTTCGCAAAAGCAATGAACCGCTTAGATAAGAAAGCAAAATAAATGTTAGCAGAACAACTCAAAGTCGTACAAGCATCTACTGCTGTATTCGCAATCAAAACACAAAACTTTCATTGGAACGTAGAAGGCTCTAACTTCCCACAGTATCATCAACTATTCGACGGCATCTACGGTGAAGTATACGGCTCACTTGATCGTTGTGCTGAATTTATTAGAACCCTAGACGCATACGCACCAGCATCACTCATTCGCTATCGTGACCTATCTATTATCGAAGACCAACCTAAGATTCCACGTGCCCAGCTAATGGTCGCTGAACTACACGCTGACAATCAAAAGATGATTGAGTTACTAAAAGAAGTATTTAAAGTAGCTGAAGAGGCAGATGAGCAGGGCATCGCTAACTTCATCGCTGAGAGATTGGATGCTCACGGCAAACACGGCTGGTTCTTACGCAGTATCCTAAAAACCGAACGAGAATAATATGAAGATTAGTGAAATCTTAAATGAAGCTACTGGTGACCATAAATTCGATTCAATGTTGAGTAGAATGATCAAAGAGCCTCGTATACCAGACGCTCAACAAACTGGCATTCAGTCAGATATGTTGCAAAGATTCAAAACAGAATTAGATAAACTTACTGCTCTGTATCGCCAAGAAAGAAGAAACCCAAATCTTCGTGGACAACTACAGCAAATGTGGTCTCATCTACAACGACAGTTCTTAGACTACGGTTATGAACTGTCGATGGGTGATTTTGATCCTAATATGCCAAATGAAGTATGGATCAGTTTATTCTCCGTCGAAAAAGAAAATAAAGGATGGGGTAGTCAACAATATGATACTCATACAGGATTACCTCATCTTGCTTATGTAAGTCGTAGAGCAGGACAATCATCACTAGAAATAGACAACAGACTTTAAAGAACACACTACCTTAGGAACCTTATGGTTACAAGTGTGGCCCGCCTGCTGGGCTGAGAACGTGGGAGTCGTGCCCCAACACTCAAAAGTGAGGACTAATTTGGTAAAATTCGGACGTAAAGACTATTGACTTATTGACACATCCTAGTAGAATATATATTGTTCTATTATACAAGGAGTAAACACAATGTCAAATGACGCATTAGACCAACACGGTACTTACCAAGAAGAAAACGTGACCTTCAATGGTGACCAAAAAATCAAACTAATCCAAATTATCAACGAAGGTGGCCAAGTACTACGTGAAGTTGACACCCTTAATGAAGGTCTAAACGACACCATTAAAGCAGTCGCAGAAGAACTCAATATAAAACCTTCAATCCTCAAGAAGGCTATCAAAATCGCCCACAAAGCTGAATTCGGTCAGACACAACGTGACCATGATTTACTTACAACTATCTTGGAAACTACAGGCAAGACTCTCTAATGTACGTTGACGCTAAGCTAGACAAAGACAAAGAAGTTGTTGAAGTCGTAGAACGCGACGAGAAGGGCATTCGTCGATACGTGACACATGCCGCCGATTACACGTTTTATTTTAAAGACCCACGCGGTAAGTATAAGAGTGTTTATGGTGACCCTCTAAGTAAATTCTCTACTAGAAGACGGGCTGAATTTCAAAAAGAAATGAGAGTTCATGCTAGTAAAGGGCTGTTTGAATCTGACATCAATCCAGTCGTCAGATGCTTAGCGGATCATTATCTAAACAAGCCAGCACCTAAACTTCACACTTGTTTTTTTGACATTGAGGTAGATTTCGATCCTGAAAAGGGATTTTCTCCTACTACGGACCCATTCAATCCAGTTACAGCTATAAGTTGTTATTTGGATTGGTGTGATATGCTTGTTACTTTATGTATCAAACCAAAGCATATGTCTCAGGAGACCGCAGAAGAAATTGTTTCTAACTTTCCTGGTACTATTCTTTGTGAAAATGAAAAAGAAATGTTCCATCATTTCTTTGAGGTTATCGAAGATAGTGATATCTTAACTGGTTGGAACTCATCAGGGTATGATATTCCATACATGGTCAATAGAGTAACACGAGTTCTAGGTAAAGAATATACTAAGAAGTTCTGCTTATGGGGTGAACTACCTCAACCACGAACATATGAGAAGTTCGACCAAATTCAAGAAACATATGATTTAGTTGGTAGAGTACATCTTGACTATCTAGAACTTTACAAGAAGTATAACTATGAAAGTCGTCATAGTTACAAACTTGATGTTATCGGTGAATTAGAAGTTGGAGAAACAAAGACTCAATACGAGGGTTCATTAGATCAACTTTATAACAAAGACTGGCGAAAGTTCCTAGAGTATAACCGTCAAGATACAATGCTATTGTTTAAGATTCACGATAAGCTACAGTTCTTGGATCTTGCCAATCAACTTGCTCATGAAAACACAGTTCTCTTACAAACAGTTATGGGTTCTGTGGCAATGATTGAGCAGGCAGTAATTAATGAAGCACACGCACGTAATTTAATTGTACCAAACAAAGTGAGGAAATTCGATGATAGTTCAGATGAACAACAAGCGGCAGGTGCCTATGTTGCTACGCCCAAAAAAGGTATCCACGAATGGATCGGAGCAGTTGACATCAACTCGCTCTACCCGTCAGTTATCCGCGCTATTAACATGGCACCGGAAACCATCATTGGCCAACTCAGACCAACACTAACAGACCAATACATGTATGAAAAGTCTCAACGGTTAGCGAAAGAAAAGAAAAAGTTCAAAAACGTTGAGGGTGAAGTTGAGGGTGTGACTGGTGCTATTCTGTGGGAAGGCTTGTTCGGATCATTAGAATACACCGCCGTTATGAACCAAGAACGTGGCACTGTGCTTACTATTGATTGGGAACGTGGTGGTAGTGACACTGCCAGCGCCGCCGAAATCTGGAAAATGATATTTGACTCGAATCAACCATGGGTATTAACTGCTAACGGCACAATATTCACCACTGAACAAGAGGGTGTTATTCCTGGTCTACTAACAAGATGGTACAGTGAACGTAAAATTATTCAAAAGCAACTCAAATCAAGTACAGACAAAGACGAACAAGAATTCTTGGACAAGCGTCAGCTAGTTCGTAAGATTTTATTGAACAGTGCTTATGGTGCGCTCTTGAATGAACATTGTCGATTCTATGATAAACGCATTGGTCAATCAACAACTTTGAGCGGCAGACAAATTGTCAAGCATATGAGTGCGTACTTGAACGAAATGATTGCTGGCGAATACGATCATACTGGTGATACTATCATCTATGGTGATACTGACTCATGCTACTTCTCAGCATGGCCAGTGTTAGGTAAAGATGAGAATGTCAAGACAAATTGGAATAAAGACACCGCTATTCAACTATATGATGAAATGGGTGAACAAGTAAACAACTCATTCCCAGAATTTATGGAACGTGCGTTTCATTGTCCTCGTAAAAATGGTGAAATCATTAAAGCAGGGCGAGAACTTGTGGCAGATCGTGGAATCTTTATCACTAAGAAAAAATACGCAGTTAATATCTACGACAAGGAAGGTAAGCGTAAAGACAAAGACGGTCCAGGGCAAATCAAAGCTATGGGCCTAGATTTGAAACGTGCTGATACTCCAAAACAAGTACAAGCATTCTTAGTTCAAGTGCTAGAAATGATACTCTACGGTAAATCAAAAGAAGATATTACCGAATATATTCGTGAATTCAAACAAGAGTTCAAGAAAAATGCTCCATGGTTAAAGGGAAGTCCAAAGGGCGTTCGTAAAGTAACAGAGAATACTCTAGCACTAAAGAAAGCTCAAAGTGACCATCGTGGTAAAGGTAAGGTAAACATGCCTGGCCACGTAAGAGCAAGCATCAATTGGAATTATATGAGGGAACTCAACGGCGACAATTATTCAATGAAAATTGTTGACGGCATGAAGATTGTAGTTTGTAAGTTGAAGCCAAATGCTCTAGGCATGACTAGCATCGCTTATCCGACTGATGAACTTAGATTGCCGAAATGGTTCACTGAGTTGCCATTCGATGAAGTTGCTATGGAACAAGCATTGATTGATGAGAAGGTTGATAACATGATCGGTGTTCTAGATTGGAACATCCGAGAAGATACTGACATTAACTCTACATTCAGTGACCTGTTTAGCTTTGGATAAACTAAATGTTGACATTCATACTAAAATCTTATATACTATTAAACATCTACAAAAGGAAATCAAATGAAGGATAATTTACAAGACCTCATCTCTCACACTAATCAGTTGGGGTTCATTGACCTAATCAAAGTAACTGGCAACGATAAAGAAACCCTTATCAATGCTATCGCAGATGATCGCACGGTCATTGTCAGCGGCAAGTTCAAAGGCCCTAATGCTGAATTCATCGGTACGTTCGGGATGCCTAATCTAGGCAAACTCAAAACTATCTTAGGCTTTGAGGAATATGACGAGAATTCAGTCGTTGAAATGAAGCATAGTGATAGTGGAGCACCAAGCAACATTCACTTTGAAACTCAGATGGGTGACTTCGTTAACGACTATCGCTTAATGAGTAAAGAGGTAGTAGAAGATAAAGTAAAGCCGGTTAAATTTGCTGGCGCTACATGGAACGTTGAGTTCGAACCTAAAGTAGCAAACATCGCCCGCTTGAAAAAGCAAGCAAGCGCTAATAGCGAAGAAGCTACATTCGTAACTAAGACTGATGGTCAAGACCTAAAAATCTTCTTCGGTGATGTATCATCACATAGTGGTAACTTCGTGTTCGA